AGAACCTGAATCTGATTTCGATCACGCCGAGCAACACTCTCGTGATTATGACGAATGGTTCGACATCAATAATGACCAAGAAGATTGTCCACGCTTCGATTTTGGTTGTAGGTTTGTGCGTTTCGGTCAATGGTTTAATAAAGCCATTGAATTCTGGATCGGAATCATCAAATTCGATCCATTTCACCCGATCTTCTTCTGGCAGTACTTCTCTCTTTTGCTTTGTACCTTGATGTACAAATGGACCAAAAGACTCAACGCTAAATACCCTTTTAGCTATGCTTCCGAGCTTCCGCTCGTTCAGATCCCTTTCTTTCTTCTCTTCAAGTTCGCCTTAGTTATTTCTCAGTTCAATAACCTGCAACTCTTCCTTAGTTTCTTACCCATGATTTTTGTTCAGGTAATTTACTTTGTTGCTACTAAGGTCGGGGCTCGAAATCTCCCCCTCGATAAGAAGGGTTCCACAGGTAATTCTTCCGCTGGCTCAAAATATGTCTGTTTAGGATCTGAAGACATTGCCAAGCTCCCTTTCGTTACATATGAAGTCCCTGATGAACAAAATCATCCTTCATATGTTTATACCGTCTCTCATAATGAGCGGTATGGAAATGCCAGTGATCCATACTGGTACATTCACTGGATGCCTGTTGCCGGTGATTGTGTACACTCAGTCTCCCTGTTTCATCATTTCGCTGAAGATCGACTGGTTCCTCAACCTGTTCGTGACTTTGACGTGTACTCTTTTCTTGCCTATCTGGCTCCCAACACGGTCACCCGACCTGATGTTTCCAAAGATTTTTCAGATGCTACCCTCCTTACTTGGCCTCGTTTCATCAAATCTTGGAAGGCCTTTACAAATTCTGTATCGGACCCTGAAACCCTTGATCTTCCTACTGCTCTCCAACGCTTCAAAGATCAATCGATACCCTTAGCCTCACCCGGTAAACCCGGTGTGGTTTTTAGTCTCATAGAAAGGACTGTCAACGGACAGCCTATCTCAGAGATTCATTGCGGTTATAAATATCGTAATGATCTGAGTGTGCGCCCTAAGTACACTCTTCCCTCCTCTTGGTGTTCTGAACGTATGATCCAAAGTTTTCACCCTAACCTTTTGGGCCTTCGCGAATTTGTCGCTAGTCTTAGAAGAGTTACAGGTCTACATGATATTTTTGTAGAAACTGGTGAACTCATCGCTTTCCTTAATTTCCGTTCCATTCAATATGCTCTTTACATGACCGTCCCGAATGCTTCAACTGTTGTCGAAGTCGCTTCAAACTGCAAGTTTAATACCAAAGGTTCCATCCGCGGAATCTTAGACCGCTCCAATCCTGGAGCTGAGCATTGGTATTCTTGGGAACAGTATGAGTCCATCCACGGACTGGTTCAAGTAGCTGGAAAGAAAGCCAAAGAACTCAAGAAAGAGAAGGAAATCAAAACTGATTCTTCTCTCCTTAATTCTCAACCTCCCTCAGAAGATAGTCTCGTTACTATCATAGATAAGTGGCTAAAGGAATACAAGATTCCCATGGTCGGCTTATCTCTCGGAGATATGATGGTCACCATCCATCATAATCCTAATTGGACCACAGGTTGGTGTGGCTCTGAGAAATATTATTTTAATAATAATAAAATTACAAACTGTGCCAACTCCACAATTTCCTATCCCTGTCTTTCCACTAACCCTAAGTCTGAATTACAGACAAGTAATGGGCTCTTTGTTGCCATTGACATCATTCAATGCACCCATTTTGATCTTGTTCTTCGTGCCAGAGGTGTTTCTCGGTACATGCGCAAGAGCGGAATGGATCGCCTTATTAATGTTGATGCCCTCAATGACCGTTACTACAATCTGCTCCATGAGTGGATTCGTTTGTCCGGTAACTATCTTAAAGTTACCATATGTCTCTTCGAAGCCATAGCAGCTGTTCAATTGTATATTATGGCCGTCACAAATTCACTACCCGATAGAGACTGGGTCATCTGTGAATTTAAGAAGTATTCAGATCTTCGACGTGACGAAGAATCCTACTGGAAACTTGGCTTTAAGGGCCACCAGTGGGATCTTTTCTTAAAATCTGCTAGTGATAAGATAGAATTGTCTCTTATCAAACTAGGTAATTCTTGCATTTTACCTAGTCACTACTTCCGTTCCCATTTGCACTCTATAACCATTGGTAATTTTACCGTAACCATGAATAGATTTTATTTTATTCTTCTTTCATATTTATGGCTCTATTACTATGGTATTTATTGTGTTTATTGGATTCTGACCCTTCCTATTCATATAATAGGAAGTTCTTTTCTTCTTTATTCCCTGTGTGGTCCCTCCTTCATCATCCCGTTTATTATCTTCTTCCTTCTCCCCGGGTTCTTTTATGTACTTCTGATGAACTATATTGCTTATTGGCAATATCTGAATAATGGTTATGTCAATATTCAGGTCGGTCGTATATCTAAGAACCTGTCTTCTGAAAAGTTGACAGAGGTTTTAAGTCATTTTGACTTCATCTCTGGAAGTTTAGTTAAGTTGAAGAGTATGTGGAAAGGAGAAGAAACTACACTGTCTAAATTAAGTGCCTCTGTCCTTCAAGAATCTCGAAAAGTTGTCATCGAACCTTTAGTCAGTCGAGTCGTAGCCCCTGAGTTTGTAAAACTCATGAATGGTTATGCTCCTGCCTCAGAAATTTCCCTTTTCTGGGGTTGGTTCAAGAGGGCTCTCAACCCCTCTATGTCTCCCTCTATTGAGATGGTTGACTACATGAAAGATTCTGAAGCTGACGACGAAATCATTGCCGAATTTAATAAGGCTTTCTTGTCTTCTCCCATTCCTGATTTCCACCTTGATTACCTTCCTCGTGTTGATTCACGTAAAAGGAAAGCGTATTCTTGGGATTGGCTCCGCTTCTGGGCCAAACCAAAACTTCCTAGCGTTGTCCGTCATATTGTCAAACCTGATGAGAAACAATGTAAACCCGAAGCAGGAGTTTCCACAGAAGATCCCGCATATAAACCCAGGGGTATAAACAACCCCGACGGCCGTGTCAAAGCGGTCGGAGGTTTTATTATGTGGGTCATCCTCAGCACCCTCAAGAAATTGCCCTCTATGCGTTATGCTATAGGTTGTGGTCAATCTCCGGAGGAGGTTGAAGCTGATTTGCATTGTATGTGGAAATCCCTCAAAGATCCCGTCATCATCACTTGGGACGGTCATCAGCATGATGCTCATATGCATCTAAATTTCATCGCCGACGTCGACAACGTCTTCCTAAATCGTACAGTTCCTCTCGTCTGCCGTACTTTAGGTTTTACCTCTAGCATGATATCTATCGTGCTAACTAATTTAACCGTCCTCTTCACTCGAGTTCTTGTCTTCATTTATGACAAGAGAATGCCTCGTGGATCTAAGTATCTTCAGATCTTCGACGGCCTCATCAGAGCTACAGTTTATTCCGGTCATCCCTCCAAAACAACCTTTGGTAATACATATCGTATGATACGTCTTGTTCGTAAGATGTGTATGAATTGTGGTTGTAAATGGCAAGTAGAGCTTTTTCTCAAACAAGCTGGTGATGACACAATTATCTTTCTTGAACGTAAGTGCCTAGCTGCCTTCGTCAAGGAATTTAACAAGGTCTATGGTCCCAATGGCTATGGACTCGCTGCTAAAGACTTCAAGATTAGAGATAACACTGCTGACTTCCTCAGTAGAGATGTTACCGTGCTCTTTGGCAAAGTTCATGTTGTTCGTATGGCAACTAAAACTGTTAAAGGTGGTCTAACCACGAAGAACATACCCGCTCATCTTATGAATGAGTTCGATATCGCTATCACCAAGCAGCTCCGCTGGGGAAAGAAAATGGTAGGCATGCGTGCTTACCTTAAATATCGTAAATCTAAGACCAAAGGGTCTCGTGTATCTCGGCGGGTTCATGCTATCGTGAACCGGGATACGTGGGAATTCGCTAATTCTAAAGAGTTTTGTCATGTTGATGACAACCCTCTGATAGATGTTTCCTGGAGGATCTTGGATTCTTGTTTCGGAAACCCCGATATCTTATGGTTAAGATCCTCCGATCTTACCAGTATTATCACCCCGATAATACAATATTCCCATGATGTTGACCTGTACGTAGGTAAACAATAGTGGGATTTAATATATATATATATATATATATATAATACTAATATTTAAATAATAGTTAATAATAATAATTAATTATTAATAT